TCATGATACCAAAGCCTAAGTACATGCTACTGATTCTCCAAGTGACTTCCGGGGCGGTACAGCCAAACGACTTCTACATTCGGAGAGGATGATGACCAACAGCAGAGCCAAGGGCAAATCATTTGAGCGTGAGGTGGCGAACATTATCAAGGATCACACCGGGTTTGATGTGAAGCGCAACCTGATGCAGACGGCAGACGGCGGTCACGATCTGTTGGGTGTCCCCGGCTTTGCGATCGAGTGCAAGCGATATGCATCGGTCAAGCATAGTGATCTTGTGAAGTTTTGGGGGCAGGCTGTCAGGCAGGCGAGGGATATCGGACAGGCTCCATGCCTGATCGTCAAGGGTGATCGCCAGCCAATCAGGGTGTATGTGGTGTGGACTGGTTTGATTGGGATGGGCGCGTATGACTGGGATGATTTTAACTGCGCGGCGGGAATCTCAATGGATTTATTTTGCGCGATGCTAACTGACGGGGTTGACCCATCAGTTGATGATTGATACGCTCCGCTTCACTGGATGCGGGGAGGTACGTGTTCAGAACACATGCACGTGTTATGCATGTACGTGTTACTAAACACTTTATATATACATAACATGTTTCATGTACGTGTCACGTACACGGTCACGCCTGTGGATAAGTTTTTGTAAAAAAGTTTTACATACACATGTGTTCGTTAGCACTGGGATAGCCGCTGAACACTTTTTTGGGCAAAAAAAAAGCCCGGCGAACCGGGCTGAAGACACACAGGGGATGTGTGTTAAGTAGTCAGTTGATAACGATACACCACCGCCATCACTGTACCAAAGTGTTTTTGATTTGGTCTGACCGCACGATACCCGTGATGTGTGCGGCTGATGTGCATCATGTGCAGGCCTTGCCTGAGCATGATTGATCTTGCATCCGCCAGTGCATCTAGCGGATTTTTTTTGATGTTAAACATTTCATTCCTTTAGGCGATACTGCGCGTATCGCTTGCCGTTACTTTTGATCATTGTGCTGACGATGTTATATCCCCTGCACCTGAGATCATAGATGCGCGATGCAAGCCGCATGCATGCGCATTCGTGCATTGCATCCCAGCTTGTGATCGAACCATTACGTTTCATGAACGATAGGATTTGATCGCACTGCGCGTCTCCAGTGGACGCCTCATCGTCGTCCATGTCGCTCGACTCTGATGCATTTGCAGGACGCACGACAGCAGACAATGCCTGCGGCCCTGACTCAAACACACGCTCCGCAAAATCATCTGCGGACTGCTTGCTGTCTGCGTAATAGGTGACACTGCCACCTTCTGCGTACTCAACTTCAATTGCATGTTTCATTACATTTCCCCGTGTAGTGTGACCTGTCTTATCAATACGGGTAGGTCACGTCCCGTAGACCGGGCAAGGCCCGGTTTCGACTAGTGTTCCATTAGCTCATCGAATTCAGTGCATTGAATCTTCAATGCTAAAGCGGCTCGATAGTCGAGACCGATCACTACCTGAATCGCTCTCCCTTGATTTCCATGCCACACAGCAGTCAACCCATGATGAATGAGATCATTCGCCATGATTCTGCAATGTTCATGGAACTCAAATTTTTCACGATCATTCGATGCGATTGGAAAGTTGATATGAATGTGGAACCCGTAAGTTTCACGATCATCAGCCGCTTTTTTATCACTGAAATCAGGATCAGACTCTGTCCAAAAATAAAACTTTTGATCAAGTTCTTTCATGCGCTTGATGAATTGTTTTTGTTGGCTCTTGTTCAACCCAACACGGGCAGGAACGCGCCGCATTGATTTACTATTCGCCATTACATATTTGAACGTTTCATATTGAGATTTCTTGATTGCTTGGATTACTTGTGAATATTCCATTTTACTTCCCCTTTGTGTGACCTATCTCATCAGTGCCAGTAGGTCATCTCTGGCAGACCGGGCGAACCCGGTTTCGATGTGTGCCTCACTTCTTGTATTCGATACTGATGCGTGAACTTTTGGTTTCGACAAATTGCAATTTGCCGTCACGCAGATTGACGCAGACCATATCGCAACGATCTGAATCCAGATACGCGATGGCTGTATCTACTGCCTCGCACTTTTTTGCGTACCACTCTGACTCTCCAAGTTGGTTGCCCTCCTTGTCATGCCATGTGACAGCCCAAAGCCTCCACTCATCGCGCTCAAACCAAACTTTGATAGTGTGACACTTTTCAATGTGTTCCATGTGTATTCCCCTGTGTGTTGCCCTGACATCGTCAGACCGGGTAAGGCAAGAGTCCCGATGACGCGCCCGAAGGCGCGTTTCGTCAGTAGTTGTATTGCTCTGCGCGGTGATCGCGCACTGATTGCTCAAAGGTAAGGTACTGTTTCAGTGTGACCTGAGTGACATGACCCGGGCCTTCAAGGCCATCGTAAAACGATGTGATCCATTGTGCCGCGTCATACCATGAATCGAAGCGCGTGATATTGTCGCTCTCGCACTGATCACAGTCCCGAGACCAAGAATAAAAATACACGCTGTCTTCATGGATCAGTCGCTCCACTTTCAACAGCATCGCATCGAACAATTCGGCCAATACTTCATGCGTATTTGGCTTCATATCGAACCATGCGAAATCGCTGTCATTGATGCCGCGAATGATCTTGTGACCTTTCAAGGCGCGTGGCTTGAACCAATGCTGTTTCAGATTGGTTGCGAGATAGTGCTTACTCAAAATCGTTTGAGCTTGATACTCGCCGTCTACCACATGCTGATTTGCGAACTCTTTGAGATATTCAGAAACAAAGCTATTCCAGAGCCGATCAACTGCCTCAGCGCGTTCGCTGTATGATTGATCGATTGTGTGTGGAAGCAATGCAAATTCTAAGCGTTTGAACAAGTCCATAATATTTCCCCTGTGTGTGTCATCCTGTCTAATCATGCCGGGTAGGATGAGGTTCCCGACGACACACCCGAGGGTGTGTTTCGACTCATAGGCAAATGCGTATGCGTTCGATGGTGTGTTTGCCGCGTACCAGTCGGTGATCGACTTTGACGCGGCGGCCAACGAATGCATGCCAGTCATGCGCTTGAACCCAGTTGGCATTGCAGGGTGTGTAAAAACATTCTGCTGTGCCGGGCTTGTTACCGATCAATAGCATCCACCGTGGGTTGCCATTACGTGTGTTCAATTCGCGTGATACTTGCAATACGTTTGCATGTGTTTCCATGATGTTTCCCCTGTATGTGTCACCCTGTCATCTTCAGTACAGGTAGGGTGAGATTCCTGTAGACGCCCCGGAGGGCGTTTCGACTTAGTCGCCAATGGTTGAATGCCTCAGCACAAACATGACCGTGTTGTTGTGGTATTTCTCAAAGATTGAGAAATGTTCAGGCTTGATATTGAATTCGATATCTTTTCGCCCGGCAAATTCTCGCTCTTTGTGATACAGCCAGTTGACTGCCTGCAAATACCCAAGGTCAAAGAAGTCATCGCCTGTATTAACCTCTTGGAACACGCCATTGTGCGTCACTTGCACAGTCTCCCGTGAAGGTATCCACCGCTCTGTCTTCCACTCTGACCACTTGCCGTTCACTTTGTTTCTGAACTGACATGCGAAGCTGTTTGCTTGATTTTCCATTGTATTTCCCCTGTGTTGAGATACCTGTCTCATCAGTGCCGGGAGGTAAACCCCGGTCAGACGGGCCGAAGCCCGTTTCGACTATTTCTTGATTAAGTTGTATGCGATCTTGCTGATAAAGAAGAGGTCAGGCCCGTCAGCTTCACAACTGCGCACCAGTCCCTTTTTGATTAAGCTTGAAAGCACACCGCGAATGACTTTCATGTCGCCGCTGATATCTTTTGCGGGGATGTATGTATCTACATGCGCCCACTCAGTACCGAACAGTTCACCCATTCCATCGTCCATGAATTGTCCCTTCCAATGCTCATCGGCTAATTGATTAAGGACGTTCGCTTCTAATTGTGTAAGTGTGTGATTCATTTTGTATTCCCCTGTGTGTTTCGCGAATACTGTCGCTCATCAGTCAGGCTGTTTGCCTGAGACACTAGGGGGGAAAGTTACCCGGTGGGTGCAACGTGCGAATGTTTGAGTGAGACCTTGCTGAATCAGCGGAACCCCGAAGGCGCTGAAACCATCCAGAAACCAGAAACACCGTCAGGGTGCAGACCAGATAACCAGAGACCTAATTTTTAAAGAGCTTTCGGAGCGGGGCCGCCGTCCGATGTGTGTAAGGTCTCATATGTGACGCAACACGTCAACACCTATGTGAAATTTTTTTTTCAGGGTACACTGGGAAAGCGCTTAAAGCGTTGATGATTCCCTCATCAGGCCCGGTTCGCCGGGCCATTTAAATGGAGACCGAAAGTGGCACGTAAAGAGAGAGTATCGAAGCGCCAGATGAACACGATCTGTGATGGATTGGTTGACGGCATCAGTCTGGCAAAAATTTTAGCCGCTGATCGATCACTGCCATCGTATCGGACAGTGATGCGTCATATTCAGGAAGATGATGATGCACACGATCAGTATCGAAGAGCCAGAGCGATTCAGGTGGAGTTGCTCCGGGATCAGATCATCGAACTGGTTGAACAGCCGCTCCCGGATGATCCCAAGTTGGCACAGGCTGAAGTCGCACGGCGGAGACTGGAGGCTGAGCAAAAGGACAAGTACGTGAGACAGCTTCAGCCGCTTGGACTGCGAAACAAAGCGGACGATCAGAGCGGCAATATGTCTGGCACGATCACGTTGCGTTGGGATGATGCTGAGA